TCGTTGGGAAGATGAGCATCTTGTGATCACAGGTGGTGAACCGTTGTTGGGTTGGCAACGTGCTTATCCGGACTTGCTGGATCACCCCAGTATGCATGGTCTCAAAGAAATCACATTTGAAACCAACGGTACTCAAAAACTCACTCCAGAGTTTAAAGAATACTTACAGCGTTGGAGAGCACAACGTGAAATTACATTCTCAGTCAGCGCCAAACTTCCTTGTAGTGGCGAGCGGTGGGAAGAAGCAGTTCTACCAGAAGTGGTTTGTGAATACGAACAAGTTGGTACAGCATACTTGAAGTTTGTTATTGCCACGGAACAAGACTTTGCAGATGCTGAACGTGCTACTGAAGAATATCGCGCCGCTGGATTTAAAGGACATGTTTATCTAATGCCTGTAGGTGGTGTTGAAAGTGTCTACGCATTAAACAACAAGAATGTGGCATTGTTAGCAATGAAACATGGTTTACGCTACAGTGACCGTTTGCAAGTGCCACTATTTAAAAACGAATGGGGAACCTGATGGGAATATTTGATCGCTTTCGCAAGAAGCCTGAGCCAGTTAAAGTCCGGGCCGAGCCCAAGCCCAAGGAACCAGTCAAGACTGAAAAAGAAATTGCCACAGAAAAGAAAGAACCATATGTAGCAATGGTGCGTATGGACATTGATCCTGATAATTTGCACCAGGGTGCGTTTGAACTAGATTGGAATGAAATCTTTGTAGCACGACTGGTCAAAGCCGGTTACATGATGAAACCTGATGATGTTGATGCAGACATCGTGGATCGTTGGTTTCAAAATGTATGTAGACATGTTGTAATGGAAACTTGGGAACAAGAACAGGCCATAATCAAAGGCGTTGGACAGTATGTTAACACAAGAGACATAGGCGGCGGAAGAACTGAAGTATCATGATATTCAACCACATCAAACAACTCAAGCAAGACGGGAAGAAAATTGGCATCACTTTCTCAACCTTTGACATGTGCCATGCGGGCCACATTGCCATGCTCTCGGAAGCCAAGAATCATTGTGACTACCTCATTTGCGGGCTCCAAACGGACCCAACTATCGATAGGCCTGAAACTAAAAATCGCCCTATACAATCTATTGTGGAGCGACAAATACAGTTGGCCGCATGCCGTTACGTTGATGAAGTTGTTGTTTATCAAACTGAACAAGATCTTGTTGACTTGTTGTTGATCCTGCCTGTTGATGTTCGTGTGCTGGGTGTGGAATATCAACACAAAAACTTCTCTGGCTATGAGGAATGTGGAATGCGTGGTATTGAATTGGTGTTTAATGGTAGAGATCACTCGTTCTCCAGTTCAAGTCTGCGCAAACGTGTGGTTGCCGCAGAGACTGAAAAAGTACTACTACAAAAATGATCTTGTATGTGAATGGTTGCAGTCACTCTGCGGCCGCAGAAGCCGCAGTTTCCCATGCGTGGGCATGTGATGACGGTGACCTATGGAAACACGGGGACGAACCTCATCCTGCTAATCTAGCAGTAAGTTACGGAAAGCATTTGGCTGATGCATTGAATGCTGATTTAATATGCCAAGCAAGTTCCGGCGGTAGTAACGATCGTACTATTCGTACCACAACGGAATGGATTAAAAACAATCCAAACAAGATCAAACACACGTTTATGATTTTGCAATGGACCACTTGGGAACGAGAAGAGTGGCTACATGAAGACACCTGGTATCAAGTAAATGCAAGTGGTATAGATAGTGTCCCAAACGAGTTACAAGAACGTTACAAAAATTATGTCGTGAACATAGATTGGGCAGTCAAGACCCCGCAAGCACATGACAAAATTTGGGCAATGCATCTGTATCTTAAAGCATTGGGCATACAACATTTGTTCTTCAGCGGGCACAGCACATTCAGTGATATCCAAAATCGCCAAGATTGGGGCAAAGAATACATACACCCATATATTCGGGAAGAATCCTACCATAATTGGCTAAAAAACAACGGAGGCACCTATGCAAATGCCGCAAGTTATCATTTTGATGCCAAAAGTCATAGACTTTGGGCTGAACATGTGTTACAATACATCTACGATAACAACTTAATTGTGCCCAATGAAATACCTACTGATTGATACTGCCAATATGTTTTTCCGTGCAAGGCACAGTGCCCACAGGGCCAGTGACACATGGACTAAACTAGGCTTTGCCCTGCATGTTACCATTATGGCTGCCAACAAAGTGGCCAAGCGTTTTCAAGCAGATCATGTGGTGTTTGCACTGGAAGGACGGTCGTGGCGCAAAGACCACTACAAACCTTACAAGGCTAACCGTGCTGTGGCACGTGGGGCAATGACAGAAACAGAAGCAGAAGAAGACAAACTGTTCTGGGAGACCTATGACGAGCTGACTAAATACTTGTCTACAAAAACAAATTGTAGTGTGATCCGTTGTGCCACTGCTGAAGCAGATGATATCATAGCACGTTGGATCTCTTTACACCCCCAAGATGAACACACAATCGTAAGTTCAGACACTGACTTTGTGCAGTTGCTGGCCCCCAACGTCACACAATACAATGGTATTACAGATGAACTTTTAACCCTAGGGGGTATATTCGATGCTAAAGGTAACCGTGTCAATGATAAGAAAACTAAACAGCCAAAAACGATCCCGGATCCAGCCTGGCTGTTATTTGAGAAGTGTATGCGTGGCGACACATCCGACAACGTATTTTCTGCATATCCAGGAGTACGTGAGAAAGGCACAAAGAATAAAGTTGGTCTTCGTGAGGCCTTTGGAGACAGAGACAAGCGTGGATATTCTTGGAACAATCTAATGTTGCAACGTTGGACCGACCACAATGGTGACGAACACCGTGTGTTGGATGACTACGAGCGTAATTGCACCTTGATTGACCTTACAGCACAGCCAGACAATGTTAAATCAGTTGTGGATGATTGCATTCGTGAACAGATCAGTCACAAGGACGTGGGACAAGTCGGTACGCACTTCATGCGATTCTGTGGCAAGTACGAATTGACCAAACTCAGCGACAGTGCAGATCAAGTCAGTCGCTGGATGAACGAAACATACAAAGGAGTATTAGATGATATTAGCCAAACCCGTAGTGGAGAACCAGTATTGGATACTCAAGAAGGATAATCGCAAGATTGGCCAACTTGAACTAAAAGAAAACGGTAACTGTACAATAAAAATTCTTGATAGTGTAGTAAGTTATAAAACAATCAAGATGGCTCGAGAGGCGGTTGGAATCCAATTCGAGCCGGCCGAAACAGTAACTCCATTGCCGCCAAACCTGGTCTATGGACATGAAGTTGCAGGAGATGTTTTTAATCCGTTATGGGACGTGAAACATCGGTTACCACTGTTCACCAGAGAAGACAAAAGCAAGTCATGGTTTGCAGCCGGTTGGTATCGAGTACGGCAACATCGCAAGTGGAAAGCAGTACAGCACCCTAAACTTATTACCTTGGAGCGTTATACTTACCAAGGCCCCTTTCAAACCAAGGAGCAGGCAAGTGTCTAATCCTTTCCGCGATCAAGAAAAGTTCATGCGGGCCTGTGAACAAACAGTGGGTGAGTTCAATGAAGCACAATATCAACTGTATTGTAATCTCATCAGTGAGGAGTTCAATGAATTGGTGGCCAGTACAACCAAAGTGGATGATCTTGATGCATTGATTGATATCCTTGTGGTCACAGTGGGTGCTATCCATAGTCTTGGCGCTGACGCCGAAGGTGCTTGGAAAGAAGTCATGCGTACCAACTTTACCAAAATTGATAAAGACACAGGCAAAGTTCGTAAGCGTGAAGATGGCAAGGTGCTCAAACCTCAGGGCTGGACGCCGCCTGAGCTAGCACAGTTTGTAAAATGAGTTTACATATCAACCGATTTGTTGATGCTATCAAGGCCGCAGAAAGCCGTGGTCAACGTGACTTGACCATGAACTTGCGTGATGCCAAAGACTTGCACGGTGATATTACAAAACTATTACTGACTCTGGAAGGCATGCGTGGTCAAACTATCCAGGCCCGAGAAGAATCAATCACAGTAGAATTGAGTGGTGGCAGTTTCAAAACCACGTAGTTTTTGAGATAAATAAACTACGGAGATAATGATGTCAAGACCAAAGCCGAATGTGTTGATCGAATCCACTGACAAAGCAACTTACAAGACCGAACAAGTGTTGGCCTCTGATGGAGTTTGGGCAGTTTTTTATGATGCTAAACCTATCAACTTAAAAACTTCAAATATGCTCACGCAGTATCCTGGACCCAAGTACAAGAAGGTTTCATTCTCCAATCCCGGTCATGCCAAGAACTTGGCACGTAAACTCAACACACAATTCAAGACCGACAAGTTCACAGTTGTACTCTTGACGCAGGGGGCGCAAGTATACCCCGATGCCCGATAAACAACAACTGACTCGAGCATTGACCGCTCAGTCGGATCTATGGACTGCGGAAGAGGCCATGACGGAATGGTGGCAAAGTCCCAATGGTGGCTGGCGACTGAACGCTGTGGGTTTTGAAGCATTTGAACAATACAACTTGGAACACTGGGATTTTGAAACTGAACTTCTAATATTTGGGTCCAGAATACTGTTGACCTTGGATCGCAAACTCACTGGACCTTACTATATCAAAGTCAGCAGGCAACCTAAATTGTGTTTCTTTGCCAGCCAGGAAGCAGTCATGTATGCCTTGTATAATGATGTCAACCGTTTTGTGGCAAGTTTACAACGGTATTGAACAAAAAAACAACACTTTTTCTCTCTGAAAAAAGTAGTACTTTTGTAGTACATGATTTCGGTTGACCAAAAAAGCAATTTCGGTTATAATACATGTATGGAACTTAAAAAGCAGTCACGCAAAAAACGAGTGGATCGTACCCACATTGTGTACTTCATCCAAATTGGCCTGGAGTACTACATTGGTGTCACAGCAAAAACTCAACGCACAATCACCATGAGCCTGCGCTCACGCATCAACAAGCATATCTATCGCTCACGCACAGAAGACAAATCATGGCGCCTGTACGAAGCAATTCGTGCCGCTGGTGAGTCGGCTGTGAACTTTGCAATCGTGGACATTGTGCGTGGCAAGACTGAAGCACACACACTAGAGCGTGAACTAATACGAAAGTACACACCTGCTCTCAACACCGATGTGCGTGTGAAAGCGGTTGACCAATAATTCCCAATTTGTTATAATACTTGTATAGAAACTAAAAGGAGCGTACTATGTCAGTAACAGTAAACGGTGTCAAAGTAGACACAATCGTAGCCGAAGCCAAGTCAGCCGCTCGTGAG